GCCCAGAATTCATGCGTAGGGTTAAAGTCTAACCAGATTTCTACATCGGTTCTAATTGCTAATTGATGGTAGGTTTCAAATGAGATATTATTACACTCATTTATGTAAAGAATGTTTCTTCGAGGTCCCCTGACTTTGTCCTCCTGGTCGGCCGAAAAGAATTCAATATAAGAGCCGTTACCGAATGTATAAGTCAATAGAGTTCTTGACCACCTTTCATCATTGTAGCGATTGGTAGATTTCATGATCTTTAGAAAGTCCTTCATCGCTCCCTTTCTCAAGTGAGGCAAAGATTCAGAAACTACTGAGATTTCAAGTAATGGTGACTTTGTAGCCCTATTGATTAGAATAGGTAGAATGCCGAAGGTTTTGCCTTATTGTGCCCCTCCAATTTCTCAGAGGGGCTAAACACCTGCTGAAGTGCCACCGGGAATCTTTTTGATTCTCTTAGATAGCTTCAGCAGTTTAGTTATGGCTGGAGTTCTTTTAAACATATTTATATTCCCATTTAAAACCGTACGCAGTTTTGTATCTTTTTTCGTTTTTACAGCACTTTATAATTCCAAAAGTATTAAATCCCAATTCCCTTTTAACTTGCTTTATTGATTCCCAACTTTTAACAAAGTTACCATTTAAATCTAATTGATTAATTGGAATACTTTGAACATGATCCTTACCTTTTCTAACTTTCTGAAGACCTAATCTAAAAGCATGTTTTTGATTTTCACTTGAAGTGACCCATTCAAGGTTTAAATAATGATTGTTTTCTTTGTTTCCATCCTTGTGATTTACTTCAGGGTAATTATTTGGATTGTCTACAAAATGCAAAGCTACTAACCTATGAATAGATAAATGAAACTGTTTTCCGTTATTACATAGCTTAATTCCTACATATCCATTAGGCTTAATCCTGTTTTTCATAAGTCTTTTACCTAACGATCTTCTAATAGAAGAAACTTTCCCGTTTTCGGATATTGAATAAATACCTTCAAACCCTTTAATTTGTCTAAATGTCATAGACAAATATAATCATTTTAAATTAGTTTTCCTAGTAGGCTTGACTACTTATAAGAAGGATTGATTCTCTTAGATAGCCTGAGTAATTTGGTTATTGCCGGAGTTCGTTTGAACATCTTTATTCCTCATCATTGAAAAGGGGCATTTCCTGAATCACTTTACTTTCAGTCTTATCAACTAGCCCGTTAAGCCTCTGAGTAATAGAAGGATTGTATATTCCTGCCATGCCTCCTTCGATCTGATCTTGACGGATTGCGGACCTTATACGTGAACAGATGCCCAAAAAATCGGAGTAAGCGTCTCCCTGATTAGAGAAATATTGATCTATTCCATCAATAACACCACTTTCATAGAGGTAATTATCAAAGCCTTCCAAAGTCAATGGCCTTTCCTTTTTCCGATCAACAGCCATAGCCATACCACCTACCCAATCACCTACTTCGATTGGATTGGATTTGGTATGTTTCCTATAATCCTGGAATAACTCCCACATCTTCTCAGGACTTTCAATCAGCTTGAATCTACCCATAGGACAAATTTACGAAAATAATTTAAAAATATTTGATGGTAATCCTTGCTTTATAAAACATAACCGATTACTTTTACATCATACTAATAAACGAAACGGAATTATGAAAAACACAACCTTTGCAATCGTATTAACCATCGCAGGATTAATCCTAGCGTTCGGAGTTTATTTCACAAGTCAGAACCTTTACATCTACTAATATGACTATCGAATTTCAGATCAAACGACACGAAAGATGCCTTGAGATACTTCAGGCCATCCAATCCCTGAAAGTCAGAAGACAATGCAAGCGGGATAGCTTAAAAGGTATCATGGGTACTTTTACCTCATACCGTAAAAAGCTAGAAAACGATATTGATACGCTAGATAAGTGTATTGTTAAATTGGCCAACAAGTACAAAAACATAAACTAAAATGGAATTTAAGAAAGATCACTTTGAAGACGTGCTAATCGGCACTAAGTATTACAGTATTGAATGCACCGTTCAATACTTGGTGCACCAATGCAGGGGAGACTATTGGACACCTGGTGACTATCAGGTTGAGATATATGATATTGTAATCGACTTTCTACAATATTACGACGATGACTTGGATGAATGGGTTGATTGCGAAGACCTATCAATAGTAACGGAAGTAAAACAATATATCGAGGAAAACTTTAAAGAAGACTAATATGGCAATTGTAACAGAGAATAATTGGACAGTAGAAGTAAACGGAATGTTATCCGTTGAATTTGAAACGGTAAAACACAATGGTATTTTATCAAAAGTAAACATCAGAATTGACTTGGATAATTACCTATGTTCATGGCATTTGAACGGAATTACTTTGGTTTATGAGAATAACCAACTTACTAAAGAATGGCTGAGATTAGAGGCTTTACTCGGATCTAATTTCAAGCCTGTTGAGGATAGCTTAAAGAAATATTTGAACGGTAACTTAACAAACGACAACTAGATGAAAGCATTAATTAATATCCAATCGGAGTTAAAGGCTCCAAAGAATCAGTTCAACAGCTTCGGGAAATACAAGTACCGAAGCTGTGAGGATATCTTAGAGGCTTTGAAACCTTTATTGAAAATCCATGAATGCACTTTGACTATTCATGATGAAGTCAAAGAATGCGGAGGTCTGGTATTCATTGAAGCAACGGCTAGCATTTCCAATGGTGAGGAAAGCCGAACGGTAACGGCTCAGGCAGGAATAGATGTAACACGTAAAGGAATGGATGCAGCGCAATGCTTTGGGGCTTCGTCTAGTTACGCTAGAAAGTACGCTCTTAACGGTTTGTTTCTGATTGATGACACTAAGGACCCTGATGGATCAAACGACCACGGGGCGACAAAGCAGGAACTAACTCCTAAGCATCCTAAATGGAATGGGGCTAAGGAATCAATCAAAAAGAAAGAAGTAACGATTGAGCAAGTGAAGAAAGTTTATATTTTAACATTAGAAAACGAAAAATTACTTACAAATGGAATTTAAAATCAGAGCATCTGGAGTTAGTCAAATCATGACTAATGGAAGATCAAAGTCAGAGCCTTTAGGGCAAACTTGCAAGACCTATTTACAGGATTGGTACAAAGAGCAGGTTTACGGATTTAGAAAAGAGATAAAATCAAAGTACCTTACTAAAGGGTTAATGATGGAAGACGAAGCGATTGAATTCTATTCGATAGCTAAAGAAGTTGATTTTATGATTAAGAATTTAGATCACTTTTCAGATGAGTTTTTCACAGGAACACCGGATTTGATTCATGGAGGAATTGTTTACGATTTTAAAACATCATGGGATGCCTATACATTCCCGTTATTCGATACCGAACCAGATAAAGGATATTGGATGCAGTTGCAAGTCTATATGCACCTTACAGGCATTAAAAAAGCTAAGTTGGTTTATACCTTGCTTAATACACCTGAGTTCCTAACTTATGAGGAACCGATTAACTATGATCATTTAGACTTCAATCTAAGAATCAAAGAATTTGATTTTGAATATGATCCGGAATTTATTGAGTCAGTTAAAGAGCGTGTTTTGGTATGTAGGGAATACTTAATGAAGTTGAAATGATCGGAAAGATTAAAGTACAAATTAGAGCTTTATTTGACCAAGGTTATACGAAGAGACAGATGGCCGAGGAATTAGGGATTTCAATCTTTACGATTAGAAATTACCTTTACAGGATGGATCTAAAGAGGTACAAAGTAAAGAAGACCATAAGCCAGGACAAGATAGATAGAATTAAGGTATTGATTCAATTCAATAATGGAAGTGACTTAGATTACAGTCACAATGATGTAGCAGACGATTTAGGGATAACGATTAACGAGGTTAAAGAAGCGATTAGAGTAATAGAATATGAGCGAGCAAGAAATTTTAGAAAGCATAATCGAGGGGTGGAGGGATAGAATTCCATTATCTGCCATAGCAAGGAAATTGAATCTGACTTACGGTCAGGTTCGTTTTCGGCTTAAAAAATTGGATCTGGTTGATTGAACTTAAACAAAAAAAATATGAAAGATTATTTAGGGAAAATAGAAAAAGAAATGATGTCAAGCGGTTATTTAGAAAAATCTTTAAAACGTGCTGTTATTGAAATTACTGAGGTTAATATTCAATTAATGCAAGTATCTGGTAGGTATTTTATCTATTTACTTTGTAATAAAGATGAAATTATTTATGCTGGTAGAACAATGAATTTATATGCAAGGTTAATTTCTCATAAAATGTATAAAAAGTTTACAGATGTAATTATTATTGAATATTCCTCGGATAACATTTTATTTATGGAAAAGCAAATAGTAAAATTAATTAAACCAACCCTTAATAAATGCTGGGTTACATATGGATTATAACACAAAGATATGCCATGTTTCAATATGGCTTATCGACTGTTACCAGTCAGTCATTTATCAAAAAAACATAATCAATACTTTTCAAAATTTGCAAAGGTTTTGAAAGGTATTTTGCAAGCAAAAACGCGGTTTAAATACTATTCAAGGCAGTTTTTAGCCTTATTTGCAAAATTGCGTTGCAAAATGAAAAAAAATAAAAAATTAGAGATACAAAAATATTTATTTCTAAAAACCTTTGCATTTTGCAAATCCACCAAAAAAAGGGCAAAAATCAGCCTCCATTGTCTTGAATCGCAATAAATAGCTTGCAAAATGTTTTGCATATGAGTGAAAGGTTTTCACTGACTAAAAAATTATTTAGGTCAAACACCGTAAAATCACCGTAAAATTGTAAAATTAACGTAAATTTAAACATGAGAAATTTTAAGCATAATATTAGTCAAGAGGAATATGATCAATTTGTTGATCTATTGAAAAAGCACACCAAAGATGAGGTTGCAAAAATCCTAGGAGTTAGCCGTCGAACTGTCTACAATTACATTGATGATCTTGGAATAGTTGTAGATCCTGTAAAGACAACAAGTCTGACACTATCTCAGAAACTCGCAAAAATCAAAAAATGAACGTAACGCTAGGAAGGGCAATTAATCTGTTAAATGCAGGGTTTTCCGTTATGCCAATTTCAGAGGGTAAAAGACCTTTGATAAAGTGGAAGGAATACCAGACAAAAAAGATAAGCGTTCAGGAATTGCAGTCTTATGAATCAAAGGCTAAAGGCTTTGGAATCATAACGGGATTCTTTGACGTGGAATGTATTGACGTGGATCTGAAAGTATTTCCATCTGTCCAGGATGGCAAGGTATTCTGGGAGGAATTGGTTAATTTCTTTTCAGATCACATAGATGATTTCGATAAGAAATTTGTAATCTACAAAACGGTTAATTCAGGTTATCATATCATTTACCGATGCAAGACTATCGGAGGGAATCAGAAGCTAGCCACTCTAAAAGATCACAGTCAGGCGGTAATTGAGACCCGAGGCAATGGAGGTTATATCTACATTTATGACAATCAGATAAGCAAGATAGGCTATGAAGATATTCAGGAGATATCAGAAGAGGATCGAGATACCTTAATAGGGCTATGCCGGTACTTTAACTACGAAGTGAATGAAGATGTAGAGATCAAAAACATAACCGTTGAGAATGAAGGATTGACACCTTGGGATGACTACAACAAAAGGAATTCTGTTCTGGACATAATCGGTAATGAATTCACGGTTGTCAAGCATTTGTCCGATAGAATAGTTCTGAGAAAGTCAGGCAGCAAAGACCCTTT